GGTAATGAGCACGGGCCACGGAGGCGGGGACTTCTTGGGACTTAAAGTTTGATAGATCAAAAGTTGCGCCGCCTCCGGCTGAACGGAGCCTCAGGAGCGCGCCTGCCCCTGTTGCACGCAAATAAACATCAAACCAACCATTACTATCTATTGACGCATCCTGAACCGCATAATCACCAAGACCAATTTGTAGTGAACCACTTGAGTAATTTTCAATATAACCGGAGAGACGATACCAAGCGCTTGCTGTAAACGCATGATCTGTAAGATCATTGTTTTGGCCAGCAGCAGTGTAATTATAAGTCTGACCATCAGCGCTTGGGTTAAGGTTGGGGTAGAGGACTTGTTTGACGGAGGAATTATCAAAAAGAATGTTGCATGCTCCAGCGCGTCTAAAACCGAAATCAGCACTGATGGCTGTAAAAGTAAGTTTTTTTATGCCTACGGTATCGTATTGAGCAGCGACTAATGAGCCGTTTCGCACTTGTATTGTGCCGGAAACCTTTTCTATAATCTCAAACTCAACTTCGTAAACTTCTCCAATCGTGAGAACACCCGTTTGCTGCATGTAAGGAGCGCCTGAACCATCCGCAATCATTCGGATTGCGCCAGACTCTGCCGTTAAGGTGTTACTTCCATCTGTCCCTGAGACAGACCAAGAAGACAAACCGTTCGCAAAACCGCCGTCCGTCAACAACTCCGGCCCCCGCTCATCAAACGCGGTTAGGACTTTGCGGATGGAGAGCGTGAAATCACCTGTTACAATAGCATTGGGCCGGATCGCAACATTGCCATTTCCGGGGATAACATCGACTATTGCGCTTGCCGTTCCCGAAGCACCCGACGACACAACTCCGGTTGTGTTGAACTCCTCAAGGTCAATTCGAACAGAACCTTGCGTGACGTTAGCCCATACCAAAATGACTTCGTATCTGCTTCCATACTCAACCAAGCCATTTTCAACCGTTCTGTTAGTTGTAGAAGAAAAACTAAAGGTATTTTCACTTTGAGTAATCCCCGTTGGGTTTGACCACCCAGATTCCGTAACTAGCTCCTCCCCCCGCTGCCCATTATCCGTAAGCGCAGCAGCTGTCAGGTCGGGATCGTCGAAAAGGACAGGTCGGGCAGAATCAGATGGGGCTATCGCGTGGTGGCCGGGGATTTCTTTGACGGAGATGTTGTCGATGGTTGCTTGATAAGGAATAGTGCCGGAATTTTCTGAGGAAATCCCAAAAACATCTGATGATGTTGCCGCAACAAACGTATAATCAATTGTTCCTGATCCAGCGGTAACAAATCTAGAATGTGTGTAGACAGTTCCCGCTACGCCAAAACGAATTGATCCAGCAGTTACCACGTAATCGGCAGTCACTCTATATCGACGTCCCGCAGTGACCGAAAGCGTTTGGTTGATTATAATATTAGGTGCTGTTGTATCCAAAATTGCAACACCGCCACTAATTGACCACCCTGCATCTTTGGTCCAATCACTATCGGTATCAAACGTCCCATTAGTCACCAACTCAGTCGCCCCAGCCAGATAATCCTCTGCGGTCTTGCCTCCGAACTGTGAGGTGTCCATCATGACCCCAACAGGATCACCCACCACAGGCTGTCCACCGGAACCGTCCGTACCTACGCGAAGCGAAGTCAGATCAGCAGGGTTATAGAAGACGTTGGTGTTGCCGGCAGTTTCTTCTTGTTCTAGAAGATTCTTAAAGCGGGTAAATATATTACCAAAGCGTCGAAAGTTTCCTGCTATAGAAGCAAGAAGAAAACGGCGAAACATTAAGCAAGATCTCCGGTGAGAGTAAATGTATTTGCGGCAGTCTTAATAATAGAAGCAACTGAGAACTGACCAGCAGTAGCAACAACTGCGCCACGAGAGTTTAGCGTAACTCCAGAGTCTGCGGTAAATGTTACTGTTCCAGCGCCAGTTTGTTCAAAGGTAATAGTTGTTCCGATTGGAAGAGCTGTAGTCGTATCAGAAGGAACTGTTAATGTAATAGCTCCAGCGTTATTCAGTTGAATATAACGGTCAGCATCGGTTAATGCCGGCGTGTATGTAGTTCCGGTTTGAGTATTGATAGGGTTATTAAGGCGAAAAGAACCATCAACTATAACATCAGAGCCAACATATATATTTCTAACTCTATTTCCAACTGCACCAATATCTCTTAGGTTATCTGATCCATATGTAGAAAGGTTACCGGTTGTTGTTATAGCCCATTGACTTCCACCGCCTGTTCCAAGCACAAGAGGTAATGGAGAGCCAGTACCAGCAGATTGAGTATTTAACTTTACGTTGGTTGAGCCAGCAGTAATAGTAAATCGCTCATAATTAGAAGCGTCAGTATAGGTGTTATATACACTTAAAGATTGAGCATTGGTAGAATTACGTTGAGCCAATTGGTTATCAGCGTCTTGATAAAGTCTAGTATTTTCGCCGATGCTAAAGTAACCAGCTGGCTGGACTTGAACTTCTCCAGTAGATAATAAGACCGTAAATCCAGTGGAGTTAAAAATACTATGATTTGCGTTTGATCTACGTATTGTAGGTTCTGTATTATTAAATGAAATTCCGCTGCCAGCTGCCAATCCAACCGGCGAAGTAATAGCAAGAGTAGATATTGAGCTATTGCCTACAACTATTGTGCCAGTAGGCTTAACGCTCATTTTACTTGAACTATCAACACGTAAGTCAAGAAGATCAGAGCCAGCACCAGACGCAGTGTTAGTTATATCAAGCTTAATGCCATCAAAATCTGTAGCACCATTATTCCATGTTGCGGTTAGATTAGAAACATCAAAACTTGAAACTGCCGTAGTCACAAAAGCAGTCGTAGCAACTTTCGTACTATTATCACCGGTTGTTGGAGTGGCAGCAGTCACAATACCATCGACATCAACCGTAAACTTTTCAACGCCACCAATTTGAAGATTAAGTAGCTTAGAACCAGAAGCAGATGCAGTATTCGTGACATTCATCTTAATGGCATCAAATACGCTTGATCCATTATTCCAAGTATCTGTTAGGTTATAAATGTAAGATTCTGACATTGATTGTTCTCTTATACGATTATAGTCTATTTATATTACGTTGTTATGATAATACGCGCTGGTCTTTGTTTTTGTGTTATTCTTGCACCTGCGCCAATCGGATCAAAGTCTGAAATAGGATTATCATGGAATGAGTTAATGGCATACGTACTCTTTAATAGATTAATATTGACATCTTCAAAGGAATACGTTTGAAGTGAAGCTGCGGTTTGTACATAATGAATAATTTTTTGTATAGTCTGAATCGATGCACCCATAGCGTGTGCAGCCGAAGATAGAACTAATACGCTTGCATCTACTATTTGGAAACCAGGAACTACTGTCGGTGACCGAGTTAAGAATGGGAACTTTGCGAGTGAAGCGATCTCAACTTCACCAAATACATTCCACCCCGCAGGATGAGCTACTTTCTGGAATGTATCTCCCCAGTCAACAGATGACACACCCGACTTAATAAGGTACGAGTATATCTGATAATAATAGTCATCTTGAATTACCATTGTAGTTTCGTCAATATGGCTATTCACATTGTTATATCGTGATTCCGTCGTATTATAATCTCCGCCATCGACAATAAGTATATTATCTTTCGGATAACTAACTTCTGAATCACTATTAAGAAAGACTCGAAAGTACATTTCAATCGCAGCGCGAGTACCCTTTGACTTATACCAATACTCAAAGATACGAATTGCAAGAGAGTCGTCAACCGAAGATAGATCAGGAAATCCTAAACCATATTCGTTGTCTTTCATAATCTTTGCATATTCTTCTTCGGTAATATCAATATTACGTATGTCACGAAGCTTATTGATCAGATCGCCAAAGCCCTCAGTGTCTTGAATATATTCAATGTACTTTTCTAGAAACTGTACAAACTTTGGATATTCGGATTGATAAAAGCTTGGTATTGACGCTGCCGCAGTAGACAGCTCTACCTTCGTAGTACCAGGCTTTTGATCACGAATAATCAGATTACGTTTATCGGTCATAAGGTATCTTTTGTAGCAGTGACTGTAATATTGTTTTCATCAAACCGAAGAAGGATATTCTTATCAGGGTTGATTGTATTTTCGTTTGCGGGTATCACTGAAACACGGATACCATTAACCGAATCGCTAATTGATGATGGAGAAAACGGAATGATCGAAACTATGTTCGTAGTTAGATCAATAGATCCCGCGTCATCAACCACAATAATATCACCGCCAGCACCTTTCCGGAAAATTTCCAGTTGAGTAGTGCCAGTCTTATTTCTTAAATTACATGTATAAGCAACATTATCAACAGTATACTCAAATTCATCAGAAGATAGAATATAATCATAGTTGCTCGGTGATGAAATAGCTTCAGTGAATTCTAAATCATATCTTGCGGCGGTGTTGAGAACCGGAATAAATCGTTTTTGCAATCGAATCGAAGCTGCAGATGATAGTATAGCCACATTTGATTTGTCAATCGCAGACGTCAGAGAAGATAGTCTAAACGGTGACTGGAATCCAAGAAGATTCGTAGTACCGAATGAGATAATTTCATTCTTTACCGCGGTATCAAGTTGCTGTTCTGTCAGTGTTGTCTTCGAATCATCATAGAATATGTTAGCTGATATCTCAAGGAACTGAATCGTTGGATCAATAAGCTCCGGAGTGATTGACAGAATAACACGATCGTTTAGAGTATTTTCTAATAGCTGAGATTTCTGTGCAGCATTCAATGCATCAGCTCCAACTGGCTTAATCGCAATGAACACTTTACCATACTCCGGAGGATTTGCTCTCTGCCCACCGTATACATTAATTGATTCTACATAGGTAACAGCGTTTTGAATGAGAGCAACAAAGTCGCTTTCGGTTACAGCTCTATCCTGAGAAGCAAAGCTTTTCGGTGCATTGAATCGGATTGATTCAATTGATTCTCTTTCGGCTCCGCCATATGCAGATGTTACCGTTGCTGCACTTAAGCTAAGACTGTCTACCGTTACGGTTGTTCCAAAAATAGAAGCACCGTTTGATTCATTTGCGGTTGAGCTTAAGTATGTCACTTCAATAATCGAACCTTCGGCCGGGACTTTACCGATCTTACCATCGCCAAATGTAATTTCATAAAAGCCGTTTGCGGATTCGTTTAAAAAGTATATCTCTTGATCTAGCGCAAAGTCTTCAACCTTTGTCGCCAATCGATATGAAGTAACAGAGTTTGACCGTAGTCCATCGCGAATAACAATATTGATCGAATCAGTGTATACGTTCTTATCAGGTATGACATAGATTGGATTATCATTCGTATCAGAGTCTACAATAAACCGCTTTTTAATGAGTGTACCTTCGTAAACATCAATGTCTTCGAAAATAAAATTAGCGGTTTGATCAGTTGTATATTCATCTAATGTATAAAACGAATATGTAGTATTATCTGTTGTAGTTGTAAATCGTGTGTACTTCGGAAGTGTATATGATGCAACACCACTTGCGCCAATTACGGTAACATCTAACACGGCTCGAGCAGAGTTACGAGAACCAGGTAGATAGTTAAGGCTTTTAGCGTGGGATACTACAGATCCACGTAACTGTGCCGAATCAAGGAAAGCTTCATTCAGAGAGAAGTTAGCGGTCAACGCTTTCATATGCGTATCATAAGCTAGAACATCAAGGATCGCCGAAAGACCAGAGCCTTCAAAATTATAGTCATTAAACTCACCTGAATCCTTAAAGTAGGTCTTCAGGTTCTGTTTAATTGACGTAAAATCAAGTTGACTTGGTGTAATACGTGTTGCCATTACCGCAATCTTTCTAGACTAATGTTAAGTTCTTGTGTCTGTCTTGTTTCTTTTACTTTAAAAACCAAATTGATGATAAGAGTATTATCATCGCCTGAGATATTTATACTCATTACTTCTGCCCTTGGCTCATTATTTGCAATTGCATTCTGTATTTGCGTTTTTGCCTCTTGCATCGAAAACGGTGTTACATTTTCAAATAGAAGATTTCGTAGATCTGAACCATAGAATATATTGAATGGCTTCTCATAAAAGTTAGACAAGACAATGTTACGTACCGCTTGTTTAACAGCGGCCGCATCTTTTACTTTATAAATGTTACCCGTATTTGGGTTCGCTTCAAATAGCATATTAATATCGCTATAGTCTCGATTACGAGAAGTAAAGATAGAACCACTATTCAGATTAGCATCATCACTCGAATATTTTCTAGCCATTTGTATAATCCTCTATGTTGTTCGAAACGACTTGGTGATTCCATTCCGTCTCAACGATTTTACGGTTATTGTCTTTTGCGGATATTAAAAGTGTAGGCTCATTCACTCCCGCCGGATCATAGTCAATATAGCTCAAAACGATTTTATCGAAGATAAGGTTATTCATTGCCCACTGTGCAACATCAAAGTATTTTGAATTGTCATCTCCCGGAAACTGTAGACCAAAGCCTAAGCCCTGTGCTTTCTGAATAGCAAAGGAATCTGGATCGATCTCTTCGTTTTCATACAGTTGATAGAACCCTTCTGATATCGTAAAGATATCTCCATACTCTGCACGAATCTTTTCGAGAATACCATAGCAAATGAACTGTATGTTCTGTGCTATATCGACTTCGGTAAGACCAAGTTGTGGTACAAGCTTAGATGATTCTGCATCTGATCCTAGAAACTGAGATAGCTTAAAGTTCGGCGATAGCTTCTTCGATCGAGGCGGAGTCTCAGTAATTTCCATAAACGTTGGAATGACTACATTCAGATTCGTGCCAAGCTCACGGTTAAATGATGATATCGCCTTTGTTCCAGGTGATAATCGCTTTTCACCAGAAGCAATATTTGTTTTTGCGCCAGACCTTGAAGAGTTAGGCTGATTCGTCACAGTGATTGTATCTAATACAGAACCTAAACCAATCTGATCAACCAGCCATGTACCATTCTTATAGAGTGTACTATTACGGCAACGGGAAGTAACTTCAGAGGTTGATAGCTTACGCGTATTAAAACCACCATTCACGACCGAACGATCTAAATTAATAATAAGACTCGGTGAATTAGTCTTGACATCAACAACACCTAAAGCCGAAGTTGGCTCTACTGTTCTCGCATCTGCCGAATCTGCGGTATCCGGTGAAGGAGATGTCGGAGATGCTGAACCATCCGGAGCAGCACCAGCAGTATCTGCATACTCAGCTTTCTTTGCGGTACCTTCGAATGTAGGAGCATGCATAGATGATGCCGTCACTTGCCCGGTAAAGTCAGCGGTCGATGCACCAACAACCGTACCACCAAAGTCAACATCACCGGATGTTTTGATCGTATCGAGATGAGCATCTGCACCAAAGAATTCATTTGATACTACTTTACCAGAACCAGCATTTCCTTCTTTGTCCGTGCCATCAACCGTAATAAGGCCACCAAAGTAAGACATCTGTACTTCACCATATGTTCGAGTAGAATACGTTCCTTCACCCGTAAATGAGAAGTTGCCGCCGATATTCACGGTCTGATTGCCAGTGATTGTCTGATTATAGTTCGATAGATTATAATGAGTTGTGTTACCACGTGTCTGTTCAAATCGATTACCGGTTACTTTCTCGTCTAAGTTGCCGGTGACCTTAACGTTATGGTTACCGTTAACTTCAAGATTGTAATTGCCATGAACGACCTGATTCATATCACCAGATGTTTCAATATTTGTATCGCCCCTAACACGAATATTTGCATCTGATTCTACAATGATATTGCAATTACCACGTGCTATAATGTTATGGTCTGATGCCGAGACTGCATACGTATTACCTTCGGATATGAATTCCATATCTCCATTAGTATGCAGTGTAACTCTAGAACCATTTCTATGTTTAATGTTAATACGCTCAAAGCCAGGAGTATCGTCATACTCAACCATATGGCCACTTGGCGTTTCGGTAACACTATTATGAGGATATTGTGGATTGATATTCGATGCAGTTGGCAATACAATATCTGCAGAATATGCAGATGCATCAAGTGTCTTAACCGGAAGTCGATTATTCTTATTCGTAATAACCTTTGTAAGGGTACCAAGGTTTGAGCCTTGACCATCACGATATTGAATATGCGGATGCTCACCTGTCACATCCTGAAAACCTTCAGTAACCTTTTTTACGAGGTCACGAAAGTCATTCGTAAAGATAAAATCCTCCGGATCGCTAGACACTACTCTTTACTTTCCACTGGTTTCTTTTTAGTCTTTTCTTTTTCGATCTCATGGCTAATGTTCATCTTAACATATACGCCATATGCTAATTGCTCAGCCGCCTCAAAAATATTTGCTTCTTCTGAAATAATACGAACATGATCTGCATACGCCGGATTATTCTTACGAGTCTTTGTTCGAAAAGGATTCGTAAAAGTAATTGATCGCGCTTCAGTATCAATCTCGAATTTACATTTTTTCTGTTTCATACCATGCCTTTATCTTTATTTATACGCTATAAGAGATCATACTCTGCTTCAAATGAAGTGGTAAAGTCTCCCGCAAAAATCTTTGCTGCTGCGTTAGCTTCGGCTTCAAAACACTTTTGAACATGCTCATAAACGAGCCGTGACCATTCCAGAATTTCATCATTCGTGGTCATCCTATATGCAATGACCTCTTCGCCATCAACTATCTTTTGACACTTCCAATTACTAGCATTAGTCCGTAAATTATTGTTTATGGCAGATACTGTTGAGTTCAAACGCAGTTGGCTGTCTAAGTCAGTTGCAATATGCCACATTTGGCCATTAGCGTCAGTCCATTGTAAGCCATTCGTTTCAATATCATATCGTGTACCAGCAGCTGACTCTAACAATAAACTTTTTGCTAGTTCATTAGGAAGGTCTTCCACTGCCCAGACTTGGGTCCAACTACCATCGACTAACTCGACTGATAATACTAACTTGTGAGTTAGTGCATTGAAGTTCGGTCTTGGCGTTTTCTTAACTTTAAATACACCCCACTCGGCGTATAGATCATCCGATATATTTGTAGGGAATGACGTATTTGGATTTTCCCGGCGAAAGTTATCAATGTGATACTCTTCGGGTTCACCATTGTTGTTTAGTTTAATATAGTCCATTTTATCCTCTATAAAGTAAATCCGGCTGAGTTAGCAGACCCAGACGCAAGAGCAAACCCAGCTGAGTCTGAGCCGCCGCCACCGCCTGTTGTCGTGGCCGTAGGAAAAGATGAAACATCCTGCGCGCTGTCAGCAAACCAATATCTAATCTCGTCAATAGTCCCAGTAAAAGTAGCCTCATAAGTGCTTCCAAGATCAACAACACTACTATTCGGAGTACCAAATCCAGATCCGGCGCTACCGTTAACCGAGCCAGTGCCTGTTGCAGTATCAGATCCTAACGAAACAATACTACTCGCAGAACCTATACCGCCGGGCTGGACGTATAGTGACATTTCACGTAAGCTATCATCAACTTTCATATAGTATGTTGCGTCAGAACCTGTATATGAAGAAATACTGACTTCGAGATGTGATGTTGATGTACGAAAGTTTCCCCAAGATCGTCCTCCGTTGTATGCGCGTGCTCTCATTGTGCCAGAGTCAACCCCAATAGCAATACCGGTTCCGCCCGATCCGCCGAATTCAATAAGTAGCCCATTATCCGATGCGCCAATATTTGCATCAATAGCAATAAGAGTGTCCCAATGATTAGTGGTTCCAGGTATAGTAGATGGAAATGAAGTAACGGTATTATCCGGTGCACCATTAATAGTAATGATATCGGTTTCATAGTTAATGCTGCTGCTAGTAGCGACAAAGTTACGAACTATGGTCTGCATATGTTGATTAAGCACTTACGTAACTCCCATACAGATCGGATCCGACCTTCCATAACTGAATAACATTATACCCAGTCGTCGCCAATGTAGGCGCAAGCCCGCCTGGCCAATAGATAGTAGGCCAGGTAATAGTGAAACCTGTGCCATCATCAATCATTAGAGTAACGTACTGGCCGGTAGTTAAGCTCTCGGTAAACGTGGTATTGCCTGTCAGTGTCTTGTATTGGATTGTTCCATTGTCTGGATCAATATCCGTGCCTGTTAAGTTATAGACTTGTTCACCGACCGATCCAGCGATTGACAAGGTGCTGTCAGCTGAACCGGATCCGATACCGAGTTTACCGTCTTGGGTAAACACGAAACGGTCTGTAGCGGTCCCACTAACGTCACGGATCTTCAGATCCCCGTTAACGAGGTCAAAGTAGTTGATGTTACTCGAATGGTACATCCGCAGGTCGTTACTGGTTCCAAGTTGAAGTTGGTGTCCATCCTGGAACTCAAGACCCGCGTCTGGGGTCCATATGATTCTTATGGCGTTGCCGTTTGCTCCATCTCTCCAGCGCCAAGTGCCAGAGTCCAAATCCATATAAGCGTCGGTGCCGTTATATTGGAATGCCCAGTCACTTCCAGTTCCGAGACGAAGTTCCTTGGAATCTAATATTTTAAAGGCAGCATTTGACGTAAGTAGGTTCTCTTCTACTGTGAAATATGTGGTCAACCCGAACGCAACGCCACTTGTCAGGCCAGACCCGACTTGAAACTCCATCATACCGCCCGTGGTAGAATCAGTGTTGACGCGTATACGGCCCGCGTTGCCGGTCTGTTCGGGCGTTTGCGACCTATGGTTAAATGTCACACTCGCGTTACCACCGCCGTCGTTATGAGTAAGCGATACACCACCACTGCCAAGGCCAGCAGTAAAATACCCTGTAGTTGAATATGTTCCAGTACCCGAGGTTTTGCCAGTTAGGTCATTAAATGCGACAGACACGCCGGACAGTTCACCTTGGACATACGCAGTCGTTGCGATTTGTGTCGTGTTGGTCGAGGCCGCAGCCGTAGGTGCCGTTGGTGTGCCAGTCAAAGCGGGTGAAGCAAGGTCGGCCTTCGTACCCAGTTCGGTAATGATATTTGTACCACCGACTGACAGAGTACCCGGACTGTCAATAGTAATCCCATGACCGTTGAGTAACTTGAGGTCACTGTTAGTCAGACGAGCTGCAATGACATTCGAACCATTTGCCTTCACCGCAAACTCAATAAGACCGTCTTCAGTACCGTTAGTTACGTCCGAGGCCTTACCAGTAATCTTAGCGTATACAACTTCACCCGACGTATCATTGTCACCTTTGAACTTGATCTGACCAAGATAGTCACCGTCATCAGGTGAGGCAGACGTGCGCACAAAGTCAAGGATAGGAGCTGCATCCGATGTATCATTCGCAGTAGAGAGTGTCATAACCGGTGACGACGTACTCGTATTCGATACAGCCAGAGTGGTACCATTCCATTGGAAGTTCGTATCACCTTCGATTGTACCGTCACCGGTCCATACACCAATCTGATTATCGACCGGAGTACCCACCTTGGATACGTCACCACCACTTGCCGTAACCGCAGTGGTCTGTGTTGTACCATCTGGGAACTTAATGCCACCAGTAGTAGACTCAATAACTCCAGTAACAGTTAATGGCGATGAAGGCGAATTAGTTCCAATACCAACTCTGCCATCATTTGCTGCGACGGCGTTAATAGTAAGGATCTTATCTACATGATTCCATGCTGCTCCATCATAATAGAAGCCACCGAAGTTAAAGGTAGCTGCATCTCTTGTGCCAACATTATTTCGAAAACTAATCTCGGCAGTTCGAGCTGAACTATTATTAATATATGGTTTATAATATGCTAAAGATCCAGAACTTACGCTTTTAATTGCTTGATTATCAACGACTTCTGCGCCATTTGCAAATACTGGAGAGCCATCAGAGGTAATGTAAAAATCGCCAGGTAACGTAAAGTTACCTCTTCCGATCATAAAGTAGCCATCATACTGACCAGGCTCTCCGATCTTTATAGACCAAAGACTTCCGGAGTTAGTCCCGTCAGTATTTTCTAATGCAATGACAGGTGCCGCAGCATTATCGCCTGACAAATGGAGCTTATACAATGGTGAAGATGTTCCAATACCAACATTACCATCATATGCAATATTAAATACTACGTTATTACTAGCATCTTGGGCATGAAATAAATCTGTACCTGAAGCAGTACTTTTTACACCCATAACAGCAGGATAAGCTCCAGCAGAAGTTGCATCATTAATAAATTGGTGTGCAGGATAAGTACCTGCTCCAACTCCTCCAGAACCTCTTTGTCTATATAGCAAAGCTCTATTTGCAGTATCTACAAACGCTACTTGTTGATGATCTAGTCCCTGACAAATATTAACTGTTGCTCCTCCGGTACGAGTAACTTGTATGCCTCCGGTACCAGCACCACAATTTTCAAGTGTAAGAGCATAAATGTTTGTTCTATTACCTCCATCAATAGTAGTGGTATAGTTTAACTTAATTTCACGCTGTGTTCCTGTGCCAGCTGCTTCAGTACCAACGACAAACTCATTAGTATCCCACTTTAAAATACCACGTTCATAGTTAGAAGCATCTGTGTAGGTGTTGTATATATGCGCACCAGTTTCCGTAGTGCTATCAACTACTGTTAGGTTACTAGTAGGCGTAGCACCACCGATAACAACATCACCACCGCCTTGAACAAGAGTAACATTACCACCACTCGTATTATTTAAGTCTAGACTTGCATTAGCACCGCCATACGTGTCATTCGTATTAATACGCATTTGATAGCTACTATTAGTAATAATATCGCCACGATATCCAGCGCCACTAAATTCAATACCAGCTGATCCATTGCCATTAGATGCTAGGCGTAAATGTGCATCATTCGTACTATCATTCGTAAGTCTTAATTCATTTGTTGTAGGAAATAATTTCCAACTGCCAGTGTTATTTCCATATTCGAATTCAATTGCTTCGTTTTGTTTATTTGCAATCGTTCCATTACTCGAATAGATCTTAATCTTACCGACAGTATTTGATGCACTACCAACTTCGAGAAGTGTTATGTTATTGAACGATCCGGAAGTTGTATTTCTTGTTGGAGAGTTTGTTTCAGGTGTACCACCACCAGCAACAACCGCAATATTATCAGTGTATGATGTTGTTGTATTATCATTAATCGTAGCAATATAAAGTCGATAAAAACCACCGACATTGCTTTGCGAACCACGATAAATCTTACGTGCAATAACACGTGAATCAGGACTAACCGGAATTGAAGTTAACTCAATCTGATCACTTGACGCAGAAGCAATCGTAGTGCTAAGAGGAGATTCAGTTGTTTCGCCAAGCGCAGTAACATACGTAACTGAATAGCGAATATTCGTATCAGTTATATTACCAGGGGTTCCACTGATTGTTGCGGTAAGAGCAGTCGTCGGAGCGGCAATAAAATCAAAGTCATATTTACCGGTAAGAGTCGTAAGACCATCTTTATCAATATTGAAAATATTATTAGTGTCAAGATTAATGTCAACAATCTTAGAATCTGCAGCACTATTCGTATCAGTAACATTTAGCTTAAAAGCCGTAAATGTTGTTAAAGCACTATCAAAAGTAATATTACCTTTAAAGGGTTCTGCAGTACTATGTAGTGTATTTTGTACTTCTAGTCCACCACGTTGTATCAAAACATTTTGTGGGAACACAATTTGATTGCCAATAACTCTAAATACATCACCAACGCCAGAAGATGCAAGTCTCCAATAGTTACTTTGTTGACGATAGAACTTAAGCCAATTTCCTCCAGCGCCATCACTAGCAAAAGTAAGATCACCGTCTACAAAAGCATTAGTATTAACTTTAAGATCTCGTTTTGTACCAGTACCGAGTGCTTCTGTTCCCACAATAAACTCATTAGTATCCCACTTTAATGTACCCCGCTCATAGTTAGAAGCATCAGTATAGGTATTATAGATATTAAACGTCTGAGCATTTGTACCATTACGTTGAGCAAGAGTATTAGCCGCATCTCGTTCTAGAACTAGGTCAGGTGTTTCCCACCAGGCAGAAGTGCCATTAAAATGAATACCTTTACCGCTCGCAAGTGTTAAACCACGCGTAGCGTGCAAGGAGGTTCTATTATCCGATATAATAAATGGGGCTGTAAGCCTTTGGGCCTCGACCTGGCCACTATTAGCACCGGTTATTTGAACTCCACCGCTAATAAAGCTAGCTGTGCCAGTAGTGGCTAATTGCGATCCGTCCCATGTTAGGTTCGCATCACCTTCGATCGTATCTGCATCTGTCCATATTGCCAACTGATTATTTGACGGTGTACCCGAAACATCAACGAAACCATCTCCACCACCTGATACCGTAAGATTCAATGTAGCATTACCCAAATCAGTAAGTGTAACTGAACCGGTTGCATCACCTGTTACGGTAATAGTTGGATCTGGTAGGTTTGTAAAGTTGTTAAAGTCTAAATAGTAATCACCGGCCTGGTTATTGAGCGTATCGGCATTTCCGCCTGTTGCAGTACCAGTTGTTCCATCGCCAACGAGATCTGCAATATCAGGAATCGGTACATTATTTGGATCTGGTATTGAAGGGAAATTAATCGGATCAATTGTTGGAAGAGTAATGCCACCAGCCGGCGCAGCTTTTACCTTTGACGTATCAATCGACGGAGTCTTCTTAGGCTCATTAGCACTCGGTATAATAAATGCTGTTGGATCTAAGAGCTTTAATTTATCTTTCATTATGTTCTTCTTCTCGAAGGCTGAAGTTCTTCGCCGTTACCTGTCCACTGAGGATATTTATTACTTATGTAAGAGACAACATCGAACTCGGGATCTGATCTATTGCCAGGCTGAACATCAGCATGACCGCGAACAAATGAATCCGGAAAGACCTGTAACCATGCACTAATGAATAAGTCAAACGCATTCCACTGCGCAGTTGTAAATGTAGAGGCTGATCGTTGGTTTCCACCTTGGGCACTCGATCCAACTTTACCACCAATAAAAGAAATACCGATTGTAAAGTTATTGAACCCTCTACCGCTTGAGTCTTTAGCAGAAGTATGTGCACCGGTCTTTTTAATATCACGACCTAAACTAATCCCGCCATTGCGTAATAGAACAAAGTGATATCCTATTTCGCTGAATCCGGATTGTTTATGCCAGCGGTCAATCTCGGCCGCATCTGTATTCATATTTTCGTATGTATCTGCATGGTGAATAATAAGTCCACGAATACGATTGCTACCTGAAATACGAGCATCTCTTCCTTCTTCGAAGTATGTGGTCAGCTCTTCCTTTGTTTCAAATATCTTGCCGATCTCTCCATTTCTAAGTACGTTCGGAGGTTGACGTGAAAGGAATTGACCAGCAGAATCGCCTACGACCTTTCCATACTCGGCCATGGCTTGCTGGGCATATCTTTCCCTTTGGGGTCTTGTGCTATTACCTCTTCGAAAAAAGAGTTGTGCAATCGCATTTGCGGCATCCTTCTCATTATCGATATCGGTAGTAACAACCGAAGAGTAGTCTTCTCCGATAATATTTAAAACGCCGGTTGCCTTTTTCGGTGAGTAGTTACCAAGCAGACGATCACATATAAACTCTATTTGTGTCTTAAGATCGCTTACGGTTTTGTTTCTTTCGTTTGCATATTTACGAAGAAGCTCTACATCATCACGTTCGAACTTACCAATACCGAGTGCTTCTCCATTAAAGGCTTCGGAATCAAACGAAAGCTCATTGACATCTGCGATCGCCCCAACCAGACCAGCGGCTTGTATATTTGTTAAGCCTTTAGCACGTGCAAGTTTAAAGATTGCTTCGGGTATACTCGTTCCAAAGTCATCTATCTCCATTTCGTTGATCGCTTCCTCGATTGAAAGATCTGTTCTTTGAGCCTGTGAGGTATTTTTTGGACCAGACAAAGACCCCAATACGAGAAACTGCTGCTTCATATCCGGATCAAGATAAACGCCATATACAAGTGAACCAATCTTAAGACCAATCGGCGATGTACCTACACCAGAAATCGATGCAGACGTAACAGGCATCATAACCTGTGACCAGGGCAAATCTGTAATTGGCAAGCTTTCCATATTTACGGTGTGTAGACCATAGACACGGACTCGAACTCTGCCAGATTGAGTAGGATCATTAATATCTTCAACTACACCGATGCCCCAGTTCGTTTTAGATCCGTAATAATCAGTGGACATTATACAATACCTTCTTGGATTTCACCATCTGTTTCAGCCGCTGAGCTATCGAGCGAAGATGTTCTCTTAAGACGAAGTGTTGCGATATACACTTCTCGGTTATTCGTACTATTAAACGTAAACTTATGGCATACGTTTGATATGAGATACTTACCAGAATACTTTTTATCAATCACTTGATCTGAAGTGTTAACAGTCATCGAAGGATCAGGCTTTGGTATATTTATCGATATAACGCGACCGATGCTTGAGTTATTTTCCTGAGAAAGCATATGCCAGCCAGGTATGGAAATCTCTGCTGAGTCTTTCTCAAGGAATAGCATGTTCGCTTCTGCATTTACACCAAGAAAACGATCAGCAATTGTAGTATCTTCATTCAATGCCGGCATATCTTCAAATATACCTGACGTACTAATCGATGCATAGTAAGGTATATCAGTATTCTGTGAACTTAGGCTCTGCAGTGTCGATCCGAAGTCATCAATCACAAAATTAGGATCAAGCTGGGGACCGGCCTCAAGCTCTCGATTTGCGGCAACCTTTTCATTAAAGTGATCGATATAATAGTAGTCTGCACCCGATACTCTATTTCGGAATGGATCAACAACCAGTTGGCCAGACTTAATAAGCTTTTCTCGCGCAATACCTAAAATCGTACTCTCTTCGATCGGCGCGTGATCCATAATATGTAAAGCGCCAAGATTAAAATCGGTATTGACTGTTGGCGTTTTACTAAAGACCAATGGCTCTTCTTCGTTATTGCGATATAGACTATACAAAGAACGAATGTGCAAACCTTCTTTGAGCGAAGAAAAGAAAAAGAATGGCTCGCCAAACTCAGTAGTCGTATTATCAAGTACCATCTTTGTAGCTTGTAATGGCCTTACATTTGGGAACAATACCTTTGAATTGTCCTTTGACTGCTCAACGTCCCATGCTTCGGGATCAACCTTTAGATAGCTGTTAGCGATAGTCTGAATAATATCAGAGTGATTTCCGGTGAATGCGCGACTTACATTCAAGAAATTATTAAAGAAGCCATGCGGTTCCATAAAGTGTATTAGATACGATACAGTCGTTTCGTTTATTCTTTTTATGTTCGTTACATTCCATACCACAAACTCTTTTTCGAGTTGATAGTCTTCATTGTTCCAAAGCTTTACACGTATTCTTTCATTGCCCATAAGGTTCAACGAAATAATCGATGCACTATCAACAACCGCAATTGTACCTGTTACAAACGGTACATTAATATCTTCGAAGAGAGTCATCTCAACCGTAGAGTTTGTTATGTTGAAGAGGAATGGTTCATCTTCATTACGATAAATGACAAGCGTGATCGCATCATCTAAGATACGAAAGTTATTTGGCTGCTGAACGATATTAGCCATTTTTCAATGACTCTCTGAACAAGCTGCTAATCTTATTTGCAACAGATGGCACAAGCACTTTGATCTTTGATAGATCGTCATTGATATTTGTATAGTGCTCAAAGAAAGTAACTGTATTGTATGGAGAGATGTTAGCGTAAATGTCTGGGTTTGCGGGGTCGTCAAATACTCCACCTGGCAAATCGACTTCACCTTCACTTGGCTCACCTCTAAAGTCCACTGAATAATCTACATCTGCGTTATTACCATTCGCATCTTCGACATAGTTATATGCGAAATATGCTGGGCTATGAACTTCTGATATAACTAATGAATATGTCGGAGATGCAGTGATCGTATCAACAACTGTTTCATTCGGCTGAAATTTTATAGCATTTGTTTTTCGAATAAAGATCTGACCGAGTAAAGGATTCTTAGCATATACAACACCGGTAGCACCAGAAATCGATCCAAAGATATTAGTGCCAATCGGAAACTGGCCAACAATAACATGCTGCTTATTGCCATTCGAACTATTTGTTGTTTCGCCAAATGCAACTACACACTCGCCAGGAACGTCCTTTGCCATTTTCTTCAGAAGTTCTTCTTGGGATAGAGGCCATCCTTGATCTCGTATCTTATCATTCAATAGATAAAATGTCCAATGCAAATCAGTTGTTCCGTATAGCCGTTGAGATAGAACATCTGGCCTTTCGCCATTCTGCACTTGAATTAGACGGTATGCAGTTGACTCATCCTTAATATCATCAAGGATTCTAGAATAAAGAGCGATATTCTGAAACGGAGAAGACTCTTCATTCTCGCCAAAGAAATAATCTACATTTGGAAAATAGCTAAAATATGCCATTATAATCTTTCTCTTAGTAAGCCATAACCGGATTTTGAGCGCTTGCTCTTGATCCACCGCCACCACTTATATTTGACTGCTGATTCATAACAGAAGAGTTATCAACGGTATTATTAACAACCGTAACATTTTGCCGTAGACCAGCATTTAGCATTTCATGTCTTTCTTGTCTAACCAACAAATCAGATGCGCCTTCATCACCGAGCTCGCGACGTGCAGATCGAATCTCACGATTCATTTCTCTTTCGCGTTCTCGTATAAACCTATTGCGCTCTCCTCTTTCTCGTCTATTTAAACTTTCCATGGGTCCAAAACGTTCATCCGCTTCAGCCTGAATACGACCTTCGCGTTGAGTGCGAACCATTTCAATATTCTGTTCTTCTACACTTTTCGCAAATGGATTCAGGGCATTGACTTTACCCATCACCCAATCTTGAATTTGCGTTATAGTCTCTCGTATTCCACCAATAAAGTCTGGGAATATTCGTTCAAGTGCACGTAAAACTAGATTCGGTAGAATAAGAATATACCTAGATACTGCACTAACTAATGCGCTAACCGCGCTAGATACTGCACTACCTAATGCGCTAACCGCACCTAATAAATCTCCTTCAAAAATAGATTTGAAAAAGTCTCCTAAATTTTCTAATACGTCGAATATTGGCTTAGCCGCAGCCTCGAACCATGGCATTATTCTCGCAAATGGATCTTTAATAGCATCAATAAATCCATCTGGAATAAGACCAAAAGTAAGCAGATCGATTAGATCTACGATTGAATTAAAGAATCCATCGATTGCACCTACAAAAAATGCTTTGATTGCATCAAAGATAGATCCACCTTCTTGCAATACTTTTACAGAAGCAACTAACCCATCAAAGATAGCAATAATCGCGGTTAACGCTTGTCCAAATCCGGGAATTGCCCTTGCTAATGCGAGTGCTGGGCGAATGATAATACTAAAGGGTTTAAGCAATATGCCAATTGTACTAGCAAACTTTGTAATTATCGATCCAGTTTTACCAGCACCATCCGTAAAACGCTTCATCAGTGGCATATTAAATGCAGCGCCAATAGACTGAAAGAATGATCCTATTTGAGAAAACACTTTGCCAACGACTGGCACTTTTGTTAGAAGTGGTGCAAGCCCAAAAGATCCTAACCCTAAGAAAAATGCTCTCATCTTATCAGTAAGATCTTTAAACTTTTCTGATATTTCGCCACCACGCATTTTTAACCATGCGGCAGACAGCACTGGTAAAATAGCCATAAATCCTAATAGACCAATTGAACCACCTTTCAAAAGGCCGCCAGCGGCAGCACCTATACCTAAACTTTCTCCGACTGCGGCTGAAGCTATTCCTTCGCTAGACCTTTTCGTTTCTTGTATGCGATCGCGATTGGGAGCAATCAAATCTTTTATCTGCGTAAACTCTTTTGCTTGCAGTTTTATCATTTCAATAAGAGTATTATGAATATCATATAAGATTTGTATGCTAGGATCTTCCCTTGGTGTCTCTTCAATAGCAGGCGAAGTAGGCGGATTCAATAAGGTCATAGAGGTTTTGGTTTGAATATCCCCATAACCTTCTACTCTATCCATTGAAGCCTGAAGTATTTCTCCTATGGCCTGATTTTTATTTTCATTGTCCGGATTATTTTCATCTGCCATAGTTTATTCCCCTGCCTTATGTTCGTAATAATTAACAAAAAACTCAGCTTGTACTTTAATCGGAGTGTTTGCGGTATCATTCGAATATTCAATGCCAGGCTTTGTTATAGGATAGCATTCATATAATATTGTTTCAGATATCTCATTCCCTTCTTTATCGAGAGAGAAAACGCGAATATCACGCGTTATGTCATCATAAAAACTAATGTTTCCATATTCGTCTATAATACGAGATAGCCAATCTTCAATATATAATTGAATGACATTATCGCCTGTTTCTATAAATTCGAATCTAGCAGATGTATATCCATAGCTTGAAGGAAGTGCATAACCTTCTCTTGGACCAGTTTTACGGGCTGCATTCGATTTAACAGAAAAACCAGGTAAAGATACTTTTGTGCAAAGAAGATTTAATTCAGGACCTGAAGCTTCATTTTGACCTAATGCGCCAAGTGTGGGAAGAATGACCTTATAATGATTTGATTGTTGAATGCCCCGGCGTCTAGCCAATACACTCTGAAATTCGCTAACGTTTAAAGACATTCGAATTAAGTATCCTTCGTGCTTCTTCTGGATTGATCTCTACAAACATATTAGAATGTATATCTTTCCACTGGTAATATTTATATGCATCTTTAGCCAAACTTCTTTCATAAAAATAAAATTGTGTAGCTAACATCTTTTGGCCATCATCTGATTGCATATGCATAATATATTTATCCATAACCTGTAAAGCAATATCATTGCGTGTAATATTTAATAGATTAAGTCCATATATTCCTCTTGCAATATTATATCTAGGCACATCAAAATAGATAAATAGAGGATACTTATCTTCTAGCTTTTCTTTATCCTTCACAAGAAAGCTATAAATCCCAAATGGTTTTAATGCATTCTGGGCGTCTCTCATTTTAGGGCTTCTTTCGTATATAAATTGAGTTGGAAATACTGTCATTAGAACTTTAAAATCCCTGCTTTTTTCAAGAAGTGCTCATCCCATATCGCGAAGCGCCATCCCTGTTTCTTTGCGAACTCTTCAGCTGCTTTCCATTTGTTTCTATTTTTAATGTAGGTTACAGATTCTTGCAGGTATCTTTTATGGTTTTTGCCCTTTTTTGGTGGGCGTGTTTCTTTTGATGGTTTAATTTCTATAATCCATTTATCACCATTACTCATTTCTAAATATAAGTCAACAAAGTAACGGTGTGTTCTTTCATCAACCGCATAACGATATGGTATAACTACTTCTTCGGAAGACCACTTTTTTACGTTTACTGTCCTATCACACCACAGAAACGCAGCCCTTTCCCATGAAGAGCGATATGTAACTGCATCAGCGTTTCCGATATACTTATCAGGATTTTTAACGCGATACTTACCTTTATGTGTTTGCTTACCAAAATTCATATAAATACCTTTACCATATATTTATATTGAGGACTCGATAATGGCTGTTACTTTTGGCGATAGTATAGGTGGTCGATCAGGATCATCAACCGCTAATGCTTTAACTCGTCGTAATGATGCAACACTGCGCTATCCATACGATTGGAATGCTAAAAGCGAATCTACGGATAGAACAGTTTATTGGTTACAAATCGTCGCAAATGAACAACAGATAATCAAAAGCGGCGACACGCTTGGAACTGATACTTCATTTGTTAACGTTGAAAATAGAGGAATCATTGGACAACAGGTTTGGTTGTATCTTCCCGGAATGTCTCAGACAGACTCTATGAATTATGAAACTCCGGATATGGGATTCTTTGGCCGATCTGCGGTAGAGCTAGCCCAAAACCAAGGTGGAGTTTCTGGCGTTGGTGCAGCAATTGGTGAAGGTTTAGATCAATTGGCTAGCACAACAATGGATGTTCTTGACGGAGATAAACAAGTCGGTGTAGGAACGATTGCTGCTGGGATTGGTATTGCGCAAGCTATTCCTGGAGGAATATTTAAAGGATTAGGAAATATTGCAAGTAGAGCATATGGTATTTCGAAAGATCCTCATACTATTGCACTCTTTAAATCCGTAGAATTAAGAACACACGAATTTGATTTTACCTTTACGCCAAAAAATGAAAGAGAAGCTAAACAAGTAGAAAGCATTATTAAGTTCTTTCGTATGTCAGCATATCCTGTTTCGGTTACTTCTGGCGATGCAGGTTTTTCAGTGTCAGAGGAAGATGAGATTGAAGGTGTTGATGAATCGACTGTAGCCGCAATCAATAGTGGAGCAGCATCTGAAATCGATTTGGCTTTCATTCATCCAAATACATTTAGCTTAAATGCATGGTTCTATAATGCTGAAACCGACATGTTAGAACCTCTATCTAAAAAAGGCGTGTTCTATCATGAATGTGTGCTTAAACGCGTAAGTGTTAACTTTGATCCGCAAGGCGATTTATCTTCTAGACCAGGTGGATATTTTCCGTCAAGCACAATGAAACTAGCATTCAGCGAAATTGAAACACTGAAAAGAGAAGACATACGTAAGCGTTATTCTGGCTCATAAAAAAAGAGGGAGCTATCGCTCCCTCTCCTTCATATACTCCTCTTGTTTTTTGAGATCTTCAATATACAACTGAATGTATATTTCTCTTTCCCATGGTGCTTGGCTCTCTATTTCATCGAACAGCCAATTCATTTTATGCTTCATAATAAAGTTTGTTCGATAATAATTTTCTAAACTATTATAAGAGAGCCCTACGTGAAAAAACTAGATATACCTTCCAATACACGTTTATTATGGGTTCCACAGTTACCGCACACAAACGAAATATCCATTGCTACCTTCGGTAAGCTTTGAATATACTTTTGTATTTTTTGTAGCTGAATAGCTGTCATAGAGTCAATGAATGCATAGCGCTCATCATAACTCTCATCCGCAAAAACCATAACTTCTTCTTCGGTATACACTTTATCGATCATACTGTCAATGACATGAAAGACTTGATCTACTTCACTCATTTCACTCTCAGCGAGATCAAGAGCCTTCGAAGCATCAAAGCCTTTAAGCGTAACCGAAATACCCCTACCAAAGTCAATACGATTATCGAGCTGTTGATTTAGGTTTTTAATATACGCGCTTTTTTCAAAGTCAATCGTAACAGTATTTCGTTCTTCACAGCTTTCGCAAGCAATAAGAAGATCTTCTTTTTCTCCGACCGACTTTGATCTCAAAAGAATAAAGATATATTCTAAATCAAACTCAGTAAGAGTATCGACATCAAAATTTTCTGTCAATACGCATTGAGATACCACTCGCTTAACAGTATCATATAATACTCTAGGCGAATCTGACTGTGTAGCGATCAGAAAAAGCTTTTCTTCTCCTACAAGAAATGGACGATACTTAATCTTTTCCTTCGTTGAAGGTACAGTAGTATCATACGTCAGATTAGAATTGATTTTAGGTAAAGCCATTTACTAGTCCTCGTCAGCCAACCCTTGAAAGAAGGATAGCGTATCATCATCGTCATCAGACGAATCATCTTCAACCGTAACACTTGGTCTTGGTGCTGGCTCATCACGAGCAACGACTCGTTCTGGTTGCTTAGCAGGAAGTGGCGCTTCTTCAGCCTCAATACATAGCACACGATTCATTTTAGTTTTCAATTCTGTATAAGACTTAAACTTATCTGGCGCAATGAGTGAGGACAATGGGGTTAGTTTATTATAGATTTGTTCTAGCTGATCATCATTTTCTGACAAAGCTTTTTGCTCACGGAAAATAGATTTATCATAGTTGACCCAACCATCGACGTTCGTAATTTTGATATGAAAATCAGCACCATCCCAAAAATCAAATGGATTTACCGGTGTATCACCATCAAAGACCGGATTCATAGCATCCTTAATCTTATCAAAGATCTTGGCACCAAAGCGATAGAGGAATACTTTACCATCATTCTCAGGATTAGCAAAGTCTTTAATGACTAGAATATTCGCCACATAATGAAGACGACGCTTTTGTTTACGTGCCACTTCTTTATCGGAATCAATTCCAGAGTTCCATAGTTTTGAATTATACTCAGAGACAGGATCATCTTGACCAATAGTAGTCAATGATTTTTCAACATAATATTGACCAGTTGGTCCTTGAAACCAGTGATCGTAATATGTAATCCATGGAGTAGTTTCGCCTTCGGCGGCGGGTAGGAAACGAATAATTGATTGGCCATTACCGGCTTTATCTCGCTCAGGTTTCCAATAGAGATCACTATCGTTTGAACCCTGATTGTTATTCTTTTCCATTTGGGTTTTCAGCTTTTCGAGCTCGTTAACACGCGAGCTCTTCATAGAGGCAAAAGACATATAATTTTCCTTTTCGACTTACGACTTTTATATATGATTTTTAATGACCTTTGTTGTAAGGTCTTTATATTTATTATAGTTCACGTTGAAAAATGCTCCATATTTTTGTATTTTTCTACGGGTAATTGGCCATAGCAATGTGTCATTGCTACGCGCCATATTGAGCCAACGAAAGACTTCATTCATAAGTACCGCAGACTCATAACTAATTTCACGCTGATGGATCATTGAAATAATCAATGGGTCAGTTGTGTCATAGTTTTCAACAAAGAGATGATCAAGCTTCCTTGTAAGGTCAAGTAGCTTTCTCAAATCTTCTTGATAGTGTCGAGCCATATTTTCTCGACGTTTAATGTAATCTTTGACAACGTTTTCATTCTTAATAATATCAACTACATATTCGTTATCTTCGAGTACATTAGCGACAATTGCCTTTGACCATTTTTCCTTTGTAGGATAAATCTTACATGCAGTATAGAAAAATGAAGCATCATTTCTTCGAAGAAACGAAGTTTCGCTAGCACTAACTCTACCTTGATATTTACGAATATCATAGCTATCAGATTTGAAGTGAGTAGTAATCGCTACGTAAATTTTATACGCGTCAAAGGGTCTTAAGGCAACTGTCATAATTTATTATATACCAAAAACAAAAGATTGTACACTAAAGAAATGAAGATAGATTTGCTTTTGAACCTTTTATCATATTCATAGTAAGAGCTTCTTCTTCGATCATGCCCTTTAGTGTTGAATCAATAAGCGATTTAACGTCTGCGGTATCAATATTACGTTCTTCACATACACTGACAACCGATTCAATAACGCCTAATTGTTTTTCGTTTTTATATTTTATAACCAATTCAGAAAATTGTTTACGTGTAAGAAGCTTTTCTTCTTCTTCAATATCATTCATTCTTATTCTCTTCAAAAAATTTATTGCAAAGGAAACAATAATTATCCTTTATATCATGCTCACATTGTGCCTGGCAACGTTCAACATTCTCGTAGTAAATTGCATAAGCATCAGATAATTCTTCATCAGTCATTTTATTTCCAAAGTAAGAAGAGGCCCATATAAACCGTTACAAAGAAAACGAAGCTATCAAACGTTAGTGTCATATTTGAAACAGGAACGTTAGGAATCGCATCCTCTAAGGTACACTCATTTGCTTTAGTATATTCTACTATATCTAAGTAGTGTACTAAACCTGAGAGTGCCTTTGTGATAAACCAGGCCACTGCAATAATAGCGCTATAAACTAATAAATCATACATATTAAATTGCTTTCAAAATTATACAGTTATCATTTAAACGTGGCGATGCTTCAGATCCCTTTGAATTAATAGACGCAAAGGCCTTTGTTAATTTAGTTATAGCGTCAGTACGTGTAAATGGTTTAAGCTGTTCATCCGGCTTACGCAATGTTTTACCATCAGTGGATTGAACATTTTTTATGGTTGAACCAGAAATCTCAAAGCCACTCGCTGTCGCTGTGAACCAAATGAGTTTTCGATATTTGGTATTAAAGACAAGAAGATTAGCTGCACCCACGATCTTTTCTGGATTAACAGAAACCAATTTGTACTCAGACGATTCTCTTTTGTATTTAAGATCACGTATTTGACGAATTGCTGGTGTTTTCTTTTTAATGCGAATAGGAGCTACCCGCGTTGGCTGTGTTGCTGCACGTTCTACATCACTCAATAACGATTCATATGCCTTTATAATTTTCTTTTGAAACCTAACACCATATTTTTCTTTCGATTCTGAGGTTTTAGCCTCAGCTATGCGGCTTTCAATCCATGGTGTGACATAATGATTAAGGATTTTACGTGAAGTTTTATTAGCACGTATACGTTCATATAGATTAAAGTCTTCATTGATGGCTTTGTTTTCGATAATATGATCTTCAAATAGATATTCTAAATCATAAAGTATATCATCTTGATCATCATACTTTCTAAGCTTCGTTGCAGTGGGCGTTGAAGCATCAAGCTTACGTTTTGCAATAGCGACTTTACCATTAACAAGAATATTTTTCATATACTCATCAACAAGAGATTGCTGACGTTCGTTTAATGATAAACCCCGTTGGCTTAGTCTAATCATATAGACTGGATAAGACGCATAATGCTCAAGAGAAAGAGCTGTTATGCATGACATTTTATCTTTAGACCAACCTAAAACCTTAGCGTATGCCTGAAGAATTGGCACAAAGTCTTTCTTTTTGTCATACATATAATTATACCAATTAGTCGCATGAGCTAATTGTATATTTTGATCATGTTCGCTTAGACCTAGAAAGTCCACATTTGAAAAATCTGGTTCAGTGCCAATGTATTTTGTATCGTACTTACGAGATAAACTTGACTTTACCTTTTTTGGTTTACGTGCTGCCATCAATAATCTCCATTCTATAATTATATTGTATACTAAAAAGGCAAAAAAGTAAACAGCTAAATTACATTATTTTTGTAATTAGATATCCAGCTAGAATAATAACAGCTGAAACCCCTAGCTCAAACCAATCAACGTTATCAATGTCTGTGAACTTACGAACGCTAGTTCCTATTTGAGTAATAATGCTCGTTGAAGTTCGAAGGTAAAGTAAAAATCCAACTACGATAAATGTAAATCCAATATAATTTGTTATGATATCAAAAACGGTAGCAATCATTCTGAAATTCCTTTTGTATATGTTGCTTTGCCATTCGCAAAGGTGGCTGTTAGAACATCGTTACGTAAACCAAAGGGACGATACGATACGTGAATCCATCCTGAGTTAGTCACATATGGTTTATAGCCTTCAAGAATAAGCTGATCAAACTCTAGATTATCTCTAATCCATGTTGCCACCTCACGGTTATCTACACCTGGCACTTCAAAGTCTGCGGCTTGGGCAGAACAATGTTGTGAACGCGTAGATCCACCCAGCTTAGCATTTAGCTCTGGGCTTCTATAGCCTGATGAGACGGTGACTGGACCAAACTTTTCACGTACAGGCTGTAGTACATTAGTACAAAGATCTTTTATGTCATTGATTAGACCAGACGGTACACTATTGTCAATTCCATGGCGAGTGGCGGTTTGAGATTTTTCAAACTCATCTAGCCAAAAGTTTGCAGATAATTTCATTTTTTACTCCGGTACAAAAATATCATCGCGCATAATCCGTTTAGTGCGCATATAAGAAAATTCATTTTCTACCCAACGTCGAAAGTTACTATCGCCGAGAGGCCTAAACTGTAAATCGCTAAATCCTGGAATAAGTCCTTTATTTTCTAGAACAATAATTGGCCTACAGCGATCAATAGTATTTATAGCGCCAGCTAAGGCTTCAGCCTCAAAACCTTCAATGTCTAGCCAAATAAGAGAGCAATCGTCAAGATATAGATTATCAATTGAGATTAATTCAATTTGACCGTTTTCGTCGTTTGAAATGCCGGTAGCGCCTGAATTATTTTCTTCGGTAAACGATACAGAAGCAGAAGTGGCTTCTGCACCAAGGCCCATTTGATGTAGTGTTACATTATTAGCTTTATGCTTCTTAATATTCTTTTTAGCTAGCTTATGAATTTCAGGAATTGGCTCGAACGTGATTACGTTTTCATATTGCTCAGCTAATTTAATTGGAAAGTATCCACAGTTGGCACCGGCTTGAACTACTGTGCCTTTGCCCTTAGTTAGACTATAGATAAATTCTTGCTTTTGCTTCCATTCATACTCAATGGCTTGAGCTACCTTTTCTTCGTTTTTTGGGTAATGAAATCCGTTATATAACATTATGAAAATACCTTAAAAATTAGTTTGCGGTCTATGACAATAGTGGAAGATTGTGCCGTGGCCATATTTATTACCTTCAGGTCTGCACGGCTAGAGGTTTTAGAATACGTAATCTCGTTGACAAGGAATAGACTTCCCTGTTCAGGGCCATGGAAACGTACAAAGCTTCCGGTCGTGATTGTGGAATCGATATCGTCATCGTCGTCACCTTCACGGAGATCACGCATCCAATCATTCATTTCTTCATCAGTCATTTCATGGGGATCACACATCTAATCATTATCTCCTATTGCCTCCATATGATAAGGGTCAAATGGTCCATCGCTAAACGCATTCTTAAATGCTAATATGTCGTGTGCCATGCCCGTGACGATCACGTCTGGTCCCTTTGGGTCTATCAGTTCCAGCTGAAGTTTATATTGATTCAAAATGTCAAACAAATCCTGCGCGAGGAGGGTTTCATCTCGTATAATAAACCTCAATCTAAATTTTATCATAGATATATATTTTATCATAGATATATGTATCCTTTGTAAGTTACGCCATTTGTCATGACATCCATACAAGCCTTATTGCCATCATAGTATGATATAATTTCTGCGTAGATGTCTTTATCAGCTTCACTAATTTTCATCACAGCTTCAACCATATCGGCATATGTTACTTTACCAGCACCAGCCTGAATTGGTTCACCATTTTCATTATCAATTCTATACAGTCCCATAATATAATCCTTATTTGTCAATTATATTTATATATAAAATATTTTTACGCTATTCTTTCCTGCAGTGACACCATCTGCTTTGCACTAATCGGACTTGGTTTAATGGATGGATCTGCACACCACTCACGAATGAGATATGCCAGATGGCCATAATATGTATCGATTGGGTCTTTATGACATAGGACACTTGCCATGACCATAAACTCGTGAGGCGTAAACCGGTCACTGCGTAGAGTACGAAGCTCGCGATAGTTGTTGAGTCCCATAACCCTTGAGAGGTTGATGTCCTCATTACGCTTGGTCCAGCGCTGTTGCGTTTTGCGTCTTGATCTAATCATTATATAACTCCCTTTGCTGCTCGGACCTTTTCCATCCGAGTACGATTTGCTAACCATTGCTCATAGGTCTTGGGCTTTTTCTCAGCGCCAACCTGTAGCTTACCTTTCTTAAACTCGGCCAATAAAATATCATGGTCCTCATCGCTCATAAACTCTTTGACAAGATCAAGGAGACAGTTACGGAACGTACGACCATGGTGCAGGTTGCCAGCCATGTGTGCCATCTCATGGATTACTGTATAGAGCATCATGGCACCACATAACTCAGTAGTAGAAATCTTCAGCTCACGGTTATAGTAGAACGCCTCACCTGCATACCGATTAGACCGTGTAGGGATGACCTTAATAGGACGGTTGAAATATTGTGAACCAATCTTTGGCCTATGGCCTGCAAAGACCTCACTCTTCTGGATACGATCTACCAGGGCTTGGACGTCTTCGATTGAGTTCATGCGATAGTTAGTGGTGAACTGATTCTCTGCATGGTGCTCAGCCAGATAGACTTTGGCCTTCTCAGAATCACGTGTACGGCTACCCTTGTTTTGCTTGGAAGAAAACTTCAAGCAGTAGGTGTTATACTCAAGATCCAATATGCCGCCTTCAATCTGTCTCATTCCACACTCTTCCAATCATCAATACTTATTATAGGTATATCCTATCATAAAACGTCGGGTTTGTAAACCCCTATAATGTATTTTTTAGATTACAAATGTGTAATCGAAAGGAAGGAATATTTATTTTCAAAATCGTTAAGAAGGTGATTTGGAATATATGAAATGATATTAATGGTATGTGTTAGATTTTCGTATGAAATAATTTGGAGTTGATTTTCGATGATAAAATCGAAGATTTCGGTAGGAGTTGAAGATGGTTGAATATGGAATGAAATTTTTGTGGTAGACATAATATTTAATATTTCCTCTTTGATTATGTTCTTATCCTATCATAAAACGTCGGGTTTGTAAATAGGTAAAATGCATTTTTTTATTACAAATTTGTAATCTTTCTAGGTGCATTTTTTGTGTACAATCGATGTGGTTTGGTTTATAATCTATATATAGAAAGGATACTGGTATGGTCAATCTTTTATACATTCATGGTTTTGGTAGTGAGTATAAACAAAACAGTGATAAGATAAAAGCTATTGAAGAGTATGGTTTTAAAGTACATGGATTTACAATCGATTACACTCTTCCTAAGAAAAATTTAATCTCAATGCTCAAGTTTTTCATTCGTGAAAATAATATTGATTGTATTATCGGAACTTCTATGGGTGGTCATCTAGCCTTAGAAGTTGCCAATGAGCTTTCTATTCCAGTCGTTGCAATCAATCCTGCTATTCAACCATATAAAACTTTAAAGGCTGGTAAGCATATTCATCATGTTACTGGTAAAGAGTTTTATCTAAAACAGACTACAGTTGATTCTTATACAGACGTTACTCATCAAGCAAAAGCTCTTATTGTTTTAAATATGGATGATGATGTGATTTGTCCAAAAGACACAATATATAAATACTCTCAGTATTATAAAATCGAAAAGCTTAGCTCTGGTGGTCACCGCTGTGATAATATCTTAAAAGCTATGCCATCGATTGTAAACTTTTTCAATCATGAGTAGATCTAATGAAAACATTCCAGTCATATCTAAAAGAGTCCTTTACGAATTATATCGATAAAGGATTAAATACTGATCAGCGAACTCCTGAATTAGCAAAAGACATATTAGATATTCTACAATTCTCATATAAAGATATTGGCGGAATAAAGGGATCAGGATTTAATTCTGCTGAAGATATGATTGCAAACGTTCCATTCTGGAAAATAGATCGACATCCAGATACAGGAAAAATTTCTTCTGCAGTTCTCTATAAAGATAAAGGTGGTAGAAAATTAGTCGCTATTGGTGGTGACGGATCTAAACGCAGTAAAGATAAAATCATGGATGTATTTAGATCTGAATTGGGTCGATCATATAGCGAAAAAAGTAAAAGCGCGTTGGGTTTACTTATTAAAGTATTAGGTGATAACATCAAAAGCTTTTTAATTAAGCCAGAAAATGCAGGAAAGATTCTTAAAAAAGAAGTAACGCCAATAAGTAATATGGATAATACAGATTTGCCTCAAGACGCGCAAATGACATTGTCTAAATATCCATGGATTAAAGACTATGGTTATTTACGTGACATTGGTGGTACACAAACATTTAAAGTTTTATTAGGAACGACTAATATTAATATAAAATAGGCCCGTTCTGTTTCGAGGTGGAACCCATACCTTATGGATTATTTGTTACTTACAAAAGAATTCATTTTGTTGCAAAGTTCAGCAATATCTTCAAATGATGGAAAGTTAGGCTGAGTAGGAAATACTGGACTTTCTCCTGCATCTTTCTCAGCATGATATTTTTCGTTCATTTGTTGTAACTTAGCATGATACTCTTCTATAAGAAATGTTTTAGCTTCCATAAGCATGGAAAATCTAAGTTCATATGGATTTGACATAATAATCTCCTGTGTGTAATGTGTGTGTCAAATTGGGCCCGTTCTGTTTCGAGGTGGAGCCCATACCCAAGCTACTTACGCAGCAATTGCCAGTTCGACTGGCGAGTTGTCGTTTGCACTTGTCAAACTTGGCTTTTAACGAAGCCACTCGGTTACCTCTTCGCATCTAATCACGTCCGTCGATCCTAATTCACCCCCATAGTTTTGGTGGAGGTGGAGGGAATCGCACCCTCGTCCGATCCATGCGTTGAATTGCCTCAACAGTAACATACCATATTTATCAATCTTAAGACTATGAAAATGATAAATACAATCAGAATATATATTTAATTTAAAATAAGGCACAAATGATTGACTGAGATCTTTCAATTGATTGCCGACGTAGGCGCACCTATTGCCGGCAGTATTGTTATGGGTTTTTTCATTTTTATTGTCATTAAACAAATACTACAAGGTATTATTGATCAAATTTCAACATTAACTATTTTTTGCGTTAGCTTAGAAAATAGAGCTAGAGTCATGTCAAATGAAATGATTAAGATAGATCTATTAGTTAGTAACGCGTTAGAAATGCGTCCAGATATAAACCGAATTGCTCGAGCTGAGAACTTTGTTGAAGATAACAAAATTGACGCGCGGAGAGATTAATGGTAGAATATGGATTAGTGCAGCTGATTAATAACTATGGATTTCCAGTCGTTGTTATGATTGGTTTGGCATATGTAATATATTATATATGGAAATTCATAAATGAAAATATCCAGCCAAAAATAAAAGAAATGCATACCGCTCTTATTCGAGTCATCGATCAAACACGTATGTTAGATCAAGACATGATACGACTTAAAGAAAAGATTAATGTAGCTTTAGACTATAAAGAGCAAGAAAAGAATTCTAATCAGAAGAAGAAACCTTAATAATTCCGTTTTCCCAATTCTCTTTTACGTCTTCTGCATAATATATACTTTTGCCCGGCAGTGATCTAGTTTCACGAAGAAAAATAGATTCGCCCTCCATCTCATATAAATCTACAACGTAGCCATCAGACGTTAGGCGAATCTCTGCGCTACGCATTAAACCATTCCTTTAGATATCACATATCCAGATTGCTCATCGCGAGCTCGAAAGTAAGTTCCAGTTTTTAGGTTCTTAGTTTGCTTCACGATATCTGAAGTATTAGAGACATGGCAGACTCTTTGCTTTGTCCAACGCTTGCCATCAAATGAGGTTTCAATTAGTACACGTGCCATTATATTTTTTCCTTTAGTGTGTTTTTCTTTTCTTCAATACGAATTATAATTTCCTTTAAATCAGGAATATTCACTTCATTTAAAGATTGCTGATCATATTCAATTACGCCTTGGCCCTTTAAGTTAAATTCATCAATTAATCGAAAATACTCAACGAGCTTACTAAATGAATTATCCATTTTTATTTCTCCACATTTCAATAGCTGACATTAATGGTTTAACCCAATCATCGCGTTTTTCAATAAAAATCTGAGGTGTAGGTGTTTGTTCATTTGCGACAATTGTAACGAGTTGACTGATAGGTTGTTTAGTTCTTTCTTCCCATGCAATTGCATAAAACGCTTCTTGCATAAAATAATTTTCGATATATTGTTTAGACTTTGGCTTAGCCGATGTTTTAAAATCAATGATGGATCTTTTACCATCGAAAACACCGACGAGATCTACACGACCAGCTACGCCTAAATATTCTGAGTAAAGAGCTTGCTCAATGCCATTGACTTCACTGAGTCGATCTTCTAGAGTGTATACAACTTGTTTGTATAAGAACTCTATAAGAGGATTGTCAATCGTAGGTTCAACGTTTCTCACATGCATTTCTAGGGCATTATGAGTTTGTGTACCACGCCAAGCTGCTTGGCGAGATATTTTCATGGCTTTTTCATAACCAATTCGCTTACGCCATTCTTTTAGTGCATCCTCAGATAAGACACTCAAAACAGTCGTAATAGAAGGAAACTTATTACCGTCTGGCGACTTGTATGTCCGGCCGCTTTCTTTTGTTTCACTAATTAGATCAGCGTACTCAAAATTAAAAATGTTATGCTTATATTGCATTATCATTCCTTTTCAATTTATAATTATATTATATACTAAAACGCCCAAACTGTAAATAGCCTGGGCGCATTTTTTTAATATATTTTTAAAAAAGAGATGGACTACAAGAGGTAGACCGAAGCGCATAAGCCCGGCATATTTCTTTATATCTAAGACCATGCGGAAACTTATTTGCATAAGTTTCGCCATTCATTCTCCAACTTTTTACATGAGCAACTTCATGATCTAAAAGATCTTGTAGCTTAGGTAAACTCTTAATTGCTGTATCTTCTAAATATATTGCTTCTGATCCGTCTAAATATTTAGAAGCTCTTCCAATAACATCTCCCATAACAGCAGGATGATTATATGGAACTACATAAACTTCTGGATATGGTTCAGACAAATGAAAGCGATGGAATGTTTCCATCGCTATTTCTTGTATATTTAAACTATCAGACGACGCTGGTATACAGCTTACACTCAAAAAGAATAACGAAAAACCAGTTAAGATTCTTCCTATAGACATTTTAGCTTTTTCCGTATTCGTGTCCCGCTACTTGTGTTAAACGGTCAACACATTTATCGATAGATGGCTTATTTTTATATAAGCCGAGTGAAACCTCAGGTCTACGCTTTCCGCGGATCCTCCAATTTTTATCGTCCTCTTTATGCTGCTTTTTAGTGGTTTTAACAATTTAGTCTATTTATGTATAAGACTCCATAACATATACTGTATCATGTCCATTTTCCTTTGCCCACTCTTTAGCTGAAGCGGCCGCTTGCTGAAAGGTTCCTTTAGCGTGGTGCATATCTTTATGGTCTATATCACCCATCTCCTTATCGCCAAACATCCAAGTACCTTCACCTTTAGCCTTTTTGCCATGCGCTCTGAGGTAACGTGCGTGGCTAACTGTAATAGCTTCGGTTACTGGTTTCTTCTTCTTACCAAAGAATTCTCTAAATGTTTGCACCACTATCTCCTGTGTTTAGTCTATTTATATCAACCGCCGAACTCGTGGCCGGCAACTCTACGCATTTGCTTCTTAAACTCGTTGAATGATGGCTTGTTCTTATAGAGCTTGATAGTAACCTCGTTACGCCCTTTGCCTTTGATACGCCAGTTGTATCCGTCCTTCTTGTGGTCAGCATCGGTAGTCTTAACGACACGACGCTTGTAACCATCTTCCCAAGACTCAGACTTCTTTTTGACACCTTCCATGACCACATTGATACGAGCGGCCAACTCAACAGCTTCGTTTTTTTTCTTTTTCTTCTTAGCCTTACGTGCCTTTGCAGCCAGGTCCTTATCGGCTCCGCCCCAAGTTCCTTTGGCTTTACGAGTGAAGCTATTGACACGAGCATGAGCCCATTGCTGTTGACTAGCACCAGGTCTATGACCTGTTTTCCATGCTGCCATTCCACGATTGTAGACTTGCTTGAGAATACCATATGGGATACCAGACTTTTCAGCCTTTTTCTTTAGGTTCTTCTCAGCTGCAGCTGAGATCTCGTTCAGTTGGCCTGGTGTATCTTTCTTATAATTACGGACCAACTCATCAGTCCCCTCTTCACCCGCATGAGCAAGGATGGACTTATGCTTTGATGGTTTGGTTTTTGCACGCGCATCACCTGGCGCTGGCTTATATGCCGCTGGATTATCATCACTCATTTTAGCTTGTTTATTAAACTGAGCTGAACGTTTAGCCTTAGTCGATTTGCTTAATTTTCCACCATAAGTGCGCGTAAGTTTCTCACTTAGTCTTTTAGCACGTTCGATCAACATACCTTTACGAACTGCGGTATAAAGTTTGTCGCCATTGTACCCTTGTGGTAGGCCAAGTTGGAATGACTCACGGTCACCATTGGCCGCGGCGATACGCATCTTCGACGCTGACATGCCAGACACGCCTTCTGCGTCAGGGTCACGTTCGCCAGCTGATACGATTTCAAGTGAGTTGAAGTTGTAGAGCGAGTTAGACATTGTGCCATTGTACTTATTAAGACGCACAGTGTACTCATCGACTCGGTCAGAGCCACCAGCGACGAACTTAACGTCAGTGTAGCCTTGCTTGTGTAAACTGACTAAGGCTTGAATAGCATCTTTGGCATCGCTTACCACAATGTTGTCAGCATGCTTCGGGAACATGTCTTTCATGAATGCGATCTTAGTTTCGTATGCGAGTGGGTTCTTCTGGGGGTTTTTGGTCGAGTGGGATGCGTAGATGCGATACTCTCCGCCCTGAGCAACCGATGCAATCTTCTCTATCAGCTTGAGATGCCCGATAGTTGGTGGATTAAACCGGCCAAATGTTATGACGATTGACTTGCCCTCGGCTTCGTTCATAACTTCCTCTTTTACTGCTGACGGTTTCTGCCAGCCCTTAATGATATCTGGGTTGAAGTTGTTGGTTGAGAACTCCATACGATCGACGAGCTTGTACGCGCCGTTGTCGAGACGGTCAATAGCAACATAGCCTTCTTCGCCTGTCGCACGGTATCCGTTCTGTGTTAGGAGGAATGTGTCCATCTTCGAAATGGTTTCAAGCTTGCGAATGATAAGGAGCTTAGCTGCTACGATAGCTTTCTGAAGGTCGAACACCAACTTGAGGTTGGCTTTGTTCTCAGGCGAAAAGAACTTCATGAACTCATCGAGCTTGGCTTGTTGTGTGGCTTTACCCTTCTCGGTCTTACGCTTCTCGATCTCAGCACCGAACTTATCTTGGATGAACTTGATCAAGCCTTCGGTATGAGCAGCGGTATCGCCAATGTTCTGTCCTGCACGAACGAGACGGTTGTTGTAGGTCTCTATGGTCTGTGCAATCTGTGGAGTGTTCTGTATCTCACGGATCGTGGTGCCAGATATCCTTTGAAAGATCTTACCAGCAATAGAGATGGCTTGAGTAACTTGAGCAGTCTCTTGTGCAGTCATGGTCGCAGTGCCAGACACATCACGGACTTGAGCATCTTGGTACCACACATCCATCGCCTTACGGAACTCAGAAGCGTCAACATCAAAGGATGCGTTCATGCTCTCAAGGTCATTGCCTTGGTAGCGAGTGTGAAATACGATACCTATCTTTGCTGCAGCAATGCGCTTTCCTTCAGGACTTGCAGCATCGACCGCATAGGCAATAGTGTTAGGTTGGAACGTGATATAGTCTTTACCGCTGATGGTCTCGAACTTCTTGTCACCGTCAGTGAACATCATGTCACCCTGGACGATACCTCGGATGCCAAGCTGTGGAAGATACTTGAGTGCGGTCTTGAGCTTGTCTGCCAAGTCACCTGAAGTGTCAGCATCAACCTCGGCGTCAGTGGTGTATACCTTTGGGTTCTTATTAAAGATACCCTTCTTCGCAACGAAGAACTTACCATCAGCAACTGCAGGATGTGAGCCAGCAAAGACAGAAGGGGCGCCATCCCACTTGACAGTCGTATTAAATCTTTCAGACGTTTGCCCTGCCAGCATGTCACGAAGCGAACGAAGTGCTTCAATAGCTTGGCGGGTGCCCTCGACACCGTTGTAGAGTACGGCATCTTCGAGGTGAGTCATGTGGAGATTTTTAGCCATTATATTTCTTTCGTGGTTGATGGAATACTACCGCGTGCGAACACACCGATGCGAGCGTGTGATATACTAACACCTGCAATTGTTGCTCCGCGGTCGCCGGTATACCGTGCAAAGTAAACACACTCGTATCCAGACCCGGCCGGCGGAATGTCACCGTTAGTGCCCTTATGTGTTGACTCGATAGTGTACACGCCTTTGCCTACAGGCTTCAGCGTCATTAGTCCTTGATGAAACTCATCGCAGTTATTGATACCCGGAGCAGCGCCATAGTTGACACCATATATAGACATGAGTTCTACATTCTTATCCTTAACATCTCTAAACACCGATGCCTGCCTTGGTTGGAAACCTTCTGGGTATTCCTTCTGAAGGTCTTCCATAAACTTCTTGACTCCCGGATTGTTAGCAAATGATGTATGTGAAAGGCCGCCGTATTGTTGAAAGTGCGATGGCTTACTGCCGTCCTTATGTGAGATAAATGCGACTGGGTTTTGGTTCATATCGATAATTGCAAAGTCAGCCTTCGGAGTTGCTGGAACTGAAATCATTGCAGCGCATTCAACGATGCGGCCAGCAATCTTTACCTTAATGGTTGGGCTTCCCTCTTTACCAAGAACCTGCTCAAGCTTATTATTAAAGTCGTTAAGTGCTGCGTTCTCTGCCTTGATACGATTTAACCTGTCTTCGCCACCAAGGTCAGGATCTTTAAAGAAATCACGAGGATATCTGATAGTCATCTCCTGACCATTGAGTGATCTAACCTTCACGTCTTTAGAGAATCCACGAGTTTGAAACCCTTGTGCAAATGCTTCAAGCTCAGAAGGATCAATAATGACATCACCCTTAACAGACATGAATGGTTTACCGTCTTTTATTTTGTCTAAGAATATGCCTACTCGTGCACCGCCGCGCTTCGTCACATCACTATGAGCAAGTCTCTTGTATGTGTTTTCAAACATGCTTTGCTCGAATTGCTTAAACGTTTTCATAGTTATCTCTATTGAGGATTGTCTACTAGGATAATATCAAACGTAGCTGAACACGTTGCTTGCTGTGCAGCCGTTACGTCGATACGGATATCAGTCTTTTCTGGGAATACAAGTGGAACTGGATACTCGGTAATAATATTCTGGCCACCGGCTGAATGGAACTGTCCTTTGATACGGAATGTACCACCGAACTCTCTTGCCATCAAGTTATACTTCATCGCTGAGTTAGTTGATGCTTTGTCTGAACCCACTTGAAGTTTTATTAGGTATGCCGTCTTACCAGCTGGAACTGTGTACACAGACATGAGAGTCTGGCCATTGTCTTCTATGATCTTCGCAACAATACTACCACCTTGGTTGATGGTCACGTCGGCGTCGTTATTGGTATCGACCATATAGGCACGGTAGATACGTGAGAAGGTCAACGATCCTGAGGAACCGATCGCAATTGTTTCGTTCTGTAGGTTATAGTCTGCGTCAAGTCCTTCAACGTAAACGTCAGCGCCTGAGTTCTGAGTAGAGGTTACTGAGATGACACCGTTCGCCGGATATGGATAAACTGCCGTACCACTGTTCCCATCCCATATAGATCCTGCAGTTACGTCACCGTCGGTCCCGCCAAACTTATTGATATGGCTATAACCGGTAACGTCACCTGCGGCAATAGGAATGTTCGATGCTGCACCAAATGAGTTAATGATATTGCCAGCTTGATCGGCCAGCATTACAACTTCATGTATATCGTTATTTCCATTTCCATAGTGTTTACTACGGCCTACGCTATACTGTGCCATTAGTTATCTACCTTTGATCCTGCGCGCCACTGATAACACGACCAATAACCTGCGGTCGTCTTATCTTTTTTCTGATCACACTTATGACGTGCTCTAAAACTTTTACGACGTTTTGGATCGTCTCTTTTAATTTCAAGATTTGGATCACCGAACCGTACAACCTTTACATTCCCGGTCTTAGGATCCTTAACATATACTTTAAACTTTTTACCGCTTTTTTCAGAAGTACGAATAGGGTCATTGAGCTTAACCTTACGTCCTTTGTAAGTAGCTTCATTAATGTATTCGGAAAACTTTTTCATGAATAGAACCTTTCAGATCTATTTATATATGTCAAGTTACCACTCAGGCTCAATCTTCATAGATTTAATAAGTTTTTCTTTTGTCATAATAAAATCACGAACAAGATCTGAACGCACAATATCTTCCCACTTAAATTCTACTTCAGCAAAGTTTGTCATTTCTTCAAGGATTTTTAAAAATGATATGATGGATTTTTTTTCTTCATGACGAAAAAAGTCTGATTGATAATAGTCACCAGCAAAAATAACTCGACAGTCTTGACCAATACGAGTCATAATAGTATTTAACTCTCGACCATTACAATTTTGCATTTCATCAACTAAAACAATTGCATTATCGATAGTTTTACCACGAAGAAATGATGTGATTTCAAATTCAACTTGACCATTTGTTTCCGCGCGCTTAAAGGCATTATGTGTTTTAAATAATTTTTCGAAAATTTGAATGTATGGAAACTTATAGACTTCAGTCTTTTCATCTTCTGAGCCAGGAAGAAATCCAATATCACGCGTAGGAACTACTGATCTAACAATAACTAGCTTTTTTATTTCGGGAAACTCGTTGGAAAGAACACATTCCATTCCAAGAGAACATCCCAAATATGTTTTACCGGTGCCGGCCGAACCATTTAAAATTAAATTATCGCCATCATCCCAATAATCAACTGCTTCATCTTGACGCCTCGATAGGGATTTTAGTTCTGTCAAATCAGTAGATTTTAATTTAGATAATTTAGCTGATGTCATATCTCTGAAACACCTGTGCTTGGAATAGTATTACGTTTGCCTGAACCCTTTTTAATTCTATTTAAGACTTGTTTCCAACCGTTATCGGATGAAGAGTACATATCTCCTGTAGCTCCATCAACTAGTCTTAAGGGAACAAAAACTCTACTATAACCTTGCTCAATCATTTCTTGTTTGAGATTGTCATAATCATCAATTTTACATTCTAAAGTAATTTGCTCTTCGGTATCGTTATGTTCAAATGTATAAAGTGCCATAAATGCCCATATCTTTATGTTATAATTATGATTTTATTTATACTAATTGGGGAGAGAACCATTCTGGAACTTTTCTTTTTGTCCAATCCATTTTAAACCGCGTGGCTTTAGTTGAATAGAACTTGCGATATGAACCAACGATGTCATTATAATTTATGCATTCAGGGTTTGAGCCCATCGCGAGAGGTTGCGGAGTCTTATGACCATGAGGAATATTCCTAGGTAGCTTACGCAACCTCTCGCGCAAACGACTATCTGTGCTGTGCGTCTTACCATAGCGGTATGTGTATTCGTCGCAGAGCGCACAAAAGTGTATATAATGCCACAGATAGTTGAGGTGTGTTTCACGTGACCATACAGTACAAGGATGATTCATATGAACTGCCTTGTACAAAAGTTGTTCGTCACCGCCTTGCATTTCCCAATACTTGACGGTGCGTTTCCCAGACTTAGAGAGCTTAGTAGTCTCTGTCCCATCAAGCATGCGATGGACGGTTGAGAGCATTTGTGCAGACTCTACGATCATCTTGACTACATGCTTGTCGCACTGCAGCTCAGCAGACTTGATGGGACACGTGTCGAGGACAAACAGATTCATGATTCACCGAAGTTGATGTCAAAGTCACAGTTGCTCCAGCGCGTATGCGCAGCATACGTTGGTTGGCTTACCACTTTTCGAATAAATCCTTGATCGACATGGCGTTGAAAGGCAAGCTCGGAGATGCGTTCGTAGCTTGAGTGCGGTATGAATACCTGCTCACCTGTTTCACCATTGATCGCAGTATGGATAATGGAGTATCTGTCGCTATCATCGTCGATCTCAGCTTCATATCTCCAACCTTTGTAATATTCTTTTGTCATCTCGTTTGAACCTCTCTTTTGATTATAGATATATCTTATCATAAAACGCCAGGAAAGTAAACCATTAAATGCAATTATTACACATTTGTAATCTTTATACCATTAACGCCAAAATAAAAAATAATATCATACAGCCAAAAAGAATAGCAAATCCAAAACTAGCAACAACACCAATGGCATCCGTTATACTACAGCCCGTAAATAGGCAAATAAGTATTATTAAAATTAAAAGCTCAATCATCTGTTTCTCATACCAATATTGACATAACAGCCAATGCCGCCACGCCACCAAATAAAACGGTCGCAGCAAACACGATGGCTACACCAAGCGCGTCACTCACACTGCAGCCAGTGAATCCACCAATAAGTAAAGTGATGAGTCCTACTATAACCAACAGCTCAATCATTGTTACTGTCCCTCACTATGATATTGCCACAGGCTAAGGGCGAACGCCACACCCGAGAGTCCAACAAATACGATCAGTAAATCCATTATAGTATCTCCATCATCAAGTAGCTGGCAGCAGCCATCAGTGTAATCGTCAGTGCAGTCATATTAGCCTCTCCAGTCTCTCATTAGAAGTCCTCCATTAGAGCAAAGTCATCATCGCCTTCGTAGAAGTCCTCTGCAGGAGTCGGATACTCGTTGCAACGTAGCATATCTTCTACATCGTCCGTGCTCATGTACTTGAGTGCAGCGATCAACATTTCTTTTGGATCGTAGCCCATTTCTTCAACAAGCTCAATTGCGAAATCTCTGTAATCTGTCATAGCGTTTGCCCTCTTTGTTAACTTACTCTGGCGACACCATGCGAGCTTGTTCTCGCTGGAAGTCAGCATAGTCCTCTGAGAGGTCCGCCAACTTAGCTTCCCACTCTTCAAATGTTTCCCACTCTACTGGGAACTCCTTGCCATACAGATC